GTCCGAGCTTGCTGCTGAATACCTGTTTTTCTGTTCAATAACTTCGTACTTCAAACCGGTGATTTTCAGCCAGCCTTCTGACTCCGCTTTCTTGGCCATTTTGCTTACGTATTGCTTACAAACTCCCATTTCCTCGGCAATGTTCTTGTTGGTATTGATCCCGCTTTCAACCAGGTCGCGGAAGATATCGATGTTGCTGGCCGTCTGCACCTCGATGTGGATTCCGCCGTCTTTCTTGGATTGAAATATCCATTCCAGGCTTGCCGGTTGTCTGCTGGCATTGCGCCATTTGGTGAACCGGCTGATAAAATGCGCTCCTTCGTCCATGTCATCCTCGCTCGGACTGTCTAGCCGAAGTATCCAAGCGCTAGGGTCTTCACGCTTAGAATGGCCGCGCATCTGACCGTTACGTCCGGAGTGATGCACGAAAATCACTGTGATATGCGCTCGGCGAAGCTGCATCAGGAATGGCAAGATCTGATCCCAATCCGGACCTTTGTTCTCATCGACGCCAGGCGACAGAGTGCTCAGATTGTCGAAAAACACCACCTTGAACTCTTCTTTAACGACCATCTCCAGAAACGCTTTCTGGAATTCAGGGTCCGCCATGCTGATTGTCAGACCAGACCTTTCAAACAAAATTTCGTGATTCAGGTACGTTAACCGATCGGTTGGAATACCCAGGAGAATATCGCGAGCCTTGATGTCGCTCGGAGGCATCTCTCCATCGACATAAATAACCTTGAACCCTTCCTTGATTTCCCAAGGACCACAATCCCGGCATAGCGCTATGCACTTTGCCAAATGCATTGCTAACCACGTTTTCCCTAAACCGCGAGCGGCAAAGATAAACCCGAGATCACCCTCGAAACAAAACCCTCCTGACACCATTTTCCTGGGAACAATTTCCAATTTTGATAAATCAAGGCTTGTCAATTTACCTGTCCGGAGAGCTTCCGGCCATTCAAGTTCAGTTTCAGTTTCTTTGACTTCTACTTCAGGAATTACCATTTATTTACAATCCTTTCAACAATTGGCATGTTTCGTGATTATTCGCGGTTTTTAGGAAGTCGTTTAGATCTTGCCCCTCGGGTAGCCGCTGGACCTTGATGCTTTTAGCGAATTTCTTCAGCTGTTCTGACCAGCGATTAGCGGCTTTCCAGCCTTCCGGATCGGAATGGGGAATGATCAAGATTTCGCTTCCTTGAAGGTTGGTTAAGGCCTCCTCGCCTAGATTAACGCCCGCTCCAAGTAACGCCGCAACACGGAAGTTTACATTGCATTCAATCGCCAGCTGGAGCCCGGCGAAATAGTCCGGACCTCCCTCGACCAGCACGATTTTTTTCAGATCGTCGTACGCGGAATTCGTTGTTAACAAGCCGATCGGCCAATCTTTCTTAGATCCGGGAAACGCCGCGCATTTCTTGCCGCTAGTCTGGCAATCTTTACCGGTAAACGTTCTACCCTCGGCCGCTATCCCGCGCTCATCGGTGATCCACCAGAGGTCCTCCTTCCCTCCGGCTCCGGGGTATGGGCCGATTTTCAGTGTTCCCATCCTGCCAGCCAGAAAGAACGATTCCGGCCATAACCCGCGCAATTCTCCCAGATGATGGCATTCCATGGGTGTCGGTTCACGCAACCCGTGAATAACCACCTTTTCCAACTTTTCCGGAGCATCTTCGACGGTTGTGTAAACACTGACCGAAGCAGCAGGCTTGAATAGGCCCAGCCGATAGATGCTCTCGATCTCGGTTAACGCCTGCTCGATGCTTGATCCTTTTGCTTTTGCCCAAAGGTCAACGACGTCGCCGCGTTCGCTCGTTCCGTGATCCAGCCATTTCTCAATTCCATCCTGGCCTTTATAGACTGAGAAACTAGGTTTGCGATCTTCGCGAAACGGTGACATGCACGTCCGTCCAGGCTTGCCGGGCAGGTCCAGATAATACCAGGCTGATGCGATCGATACCGATTTCCTGATATCGTCAATTCTGCTCATAATAAGTTATTGCAGGTTTTTTCAGACTTCTGCGTAAGTTCCCTTGCAACCAGTTGATCTTCTTGCGGATCTCGCGCGTCTGTTTTTCCCAGCGTTTAAATGACGCGTAAGGCACGTGACCGGGCGCATTTGCCGCCGCCAGCATCTGGTTCTTGATCTGGACGAGCCGCTGTTCGTTTTTTGTGATGCGACCCTTTAAAATCATGATGTTCGTCAACTTGCGCATGACATGAAAAACGCCGGGCTTTCCCGGCGCTTTTTATTCCCTCCCCAGGGTTTAGGCTTTTATGTAAGACCCGATCTTGTTGCGGTCCCGGCCTTCGAAGGTATCCGTGCTCAGGGATGCTTTCCCTTTGCGGCCAATCAGATCAGAAGGGTTAACGTCAACTTCCTCTTCGGGCAAGATCAGTTCACCGATACTTTCCATGAACTGATCAATTTTCCAGAAAGCTGACTTGATGAAAGTCAGGTTGTCCCAGACCCGAACGCCTTCGGGGAATTGTAAAACCAGCTCGATCATTTCGTTCCCGTTCTTGCTTACTTTGAGGGTTGCTCCGATTACTTCGAACGGATACTCGCCATCTGGCAGAGTGCCGCTCCCGGCTTGGCCTGATATATATCTTGGCATAATTATTTTAATTCCTTTTCGCAGTATTTTGTTAACTCTTTGGTTTGTTCATTTATCTGGACCAGCCATTTAGCGGCTGTGTCCAGTTTCTCATTAGCCACCTTGTGCGCGGCCACTTCCATAGCGCTCCTGATAATAGAAAGCTTCTGCAGGATGATTTGTTTCTGTTCGGTTTCTTTTTTCATTTGGTAAAACTGAGATAGATCATGGCGCATCCCATGATGCTCACCATTATTAGCAGGATGATGTCAGTCATGTGATTACAATGTCCGATCTTCGAACGATGTTCAGGAAATCATCGGCACTCAGTGTGACGTACCACTGCGATCGATTTCGTCGATGGGCAACAACTGGAGTAAGGTTTCCAGCATCATGTTCAGCCGTTCTAATTGCTGCGTAGAGATCCAGCCGCTCCACGTGCTTAACTTCGAAGGCGAAGGGTAAAGACGGACAGTTAAGGTCAGATGAAGCGGGCGTCCCTTTGTACTGCTGGCTGCGTTCAGCAGGGAAACCGTGTTCGCGTAATTTATCCCGGAAAGACCGTTCACCGGCTTTCCCTTTGCGGAGCGAGTTGATTCTTTTTTCATTCATTACATTCAGGGTTAGTATAAAATTTGGGTAGGCGCCTTTCCTGTAGTTCGTCATTAAGGATTTCACCCAAGCAACGTTTGTTTTCTTTTCTTGCTCGATCGCGCCAATATCTTAGCTCGTTTTCATTGAGCATTGTTAGCCAATCACCGAAAGCATTATAATTGTCTTCCATGTTCACCATGTTCATATAGAAAGTCAAAATCGGATTATTTCAGAAAAAGTCAACTTGGAAAACTCGAATTTTGGGATTTTTTTCCAGTGACCTTATTTGCTTTTTCGCGATTTTCCGAGCTGGGCGGCGTTCTGCTTTTTGCTAACCAGCGCTTCCAGAATGTTAGCAGAGCCGGTCGGCAAAGCCTTCTCCACTTCGGTTACCGAGATCGTTACCGCTTGCCAAAATTTTTCCTGGCCGATGGTTTCCAATAGAATCGGAGCAGCTTTCGCCGCGTCCGTAAAAAACCTGATCTCCTTGCCCGGATATAACATCCAGCCGGGTACCGCCGAAGGATTCTCTCTTAACAATAACTTGTAATGCTGGCGAGTAGCTTCTATGAATTTTTCCAGCAGCGCGATCTCGGTCAACAGCTTGGCGCCTTTCTCACCCTCCGGCAAAGGAACCGGCAGGTTACCGGTCTTATCCGGTTTCATCAGCGCAAAATTACTGCCAGCAATTTTTCTGACCGCAGGACATATGAGAAGTCCGTCACAATGTTTGCAATACTCACCGGGAACCGGTTCTTGTTTTTGATTGACTGCTTCGAAGAGTAATAAACGCAGCGCTGTTTCGTAATCGGCGATGCCCTCGGCGTTCATCACGTAAGGGTAATGCGTGTAGTAAGGGCTCAGCACCTGCAGGGTAACTGTCTCAATTTCCGGATGCTCAATCTTGAGAAGTACCGCCAGCGATTTTAGCTGGTGATTGTCCTTTGGTTCCGGCGCTTTGCTCCAGCCTGTCTTGTAGTCTAGGATACAGGCCCTGGTGCCGTTAATTCTGGCATAATCGAGCTGACCCGAGAATACCGGGAACACTCCTTTATGCATCCAGAGACGTTTTTCCTGAATAACTTTGTCATCGTCGTTCGCGTGCCAGTATTGCAGGAACTCTGCACGTTTATGTTGGAGCTTGGCGTATAGAACACGCTGTTCGTCCGTTTCTAACCCTGTTGAATCCGACAGCTGTAAGGCAGCATGGACAGACGTTCCTTGTTCTGCCCATATCTTGTCTACCTCGGCCAGCTGCCCCCATTCTTCGGCTAGGGCACCCATCCGATGACTTGCCGCACAAGCCATCAGCCTAGATACGCTGCTGGCACTGGGGAATGTTCCTCGTTCTTCGATACTCACGATTTTACTCCCATGCTCTTCTCAACGCTGCTCCAATGCTTGATCAGCAGTTCGATTTTTTCAGGGCTCAGCTCTTCCAGGGAATTTGCCTGTCTGAGTTTCTTTACCACGTCGGTCAGCTGTTCCATCCCGAACCCTCTCTCGGCAGCAAACGCAATCAGGTTTTCCAGAGGAGAAACCGCAGCTGGAATAGCTTCAGCAATAGGCGCATCGTTATTTTTTGCCGGAGGAGGAGAAACCTTGACCTCGGACGCCTGGGCCGGTTTCTCTTCCGGCAACTGATCAAGTTCCTCGGTCAGATGCTGGCCGCGCAGCACGTCCGGAAACTCGCGGCGTAACGCGAACCCCAACGCTCTATAATAGAGCATGCTGTCAGGAAACGTTATCCAAGGGCTGGATTTTCTGTCTAAGAGCCCCGCTTTCTTTGCCTCCGGCATAGAGAAAGACCAGACCTTCGGCTTGCGCCCCTTGCGGGTCACCGTGACCGTGCATTTGCGGGTATCGCCTTCGCCTTCGAAAGAGTGTTCCTTATCCTCAATAAGCCCGCTGCGTTCGACCAAGAACATGGCCAGATCGCCCGATAGCGTGGTCTTGTTATTAATTACGTGGATGTTCTCCAAGCTATCGAACAGATCCAGGCCAAGGGATCTGCCCTTGACGATCACCAGGGCAATCTGCTGGATGTTTCCGAGTTTAGAAATCCCAGAATCCAGCACCTTTTTACAGATAGCTTCCAGGGTTCCGTAGTTGTCGTAGACAAACCCACGATCATCGATTGGTATAATAGATTGGTCAGTCATTTGGTTACTGGGTATTCGGTCGGGTCTTCGCTGCGAATACGATTGGCAACCGCTTCTACATCTTCAAGCCTGTAGAAGACCGAAGCTATCGGACGTACTTTTCCGGGCTTTACTGCGCATGGTCGCAACCAGCCTGCCTTAACGGCATCCTGATAGATAACCCGGTTCAGCATCCGAATTGCCTCGCTTTTTTTGACAATCTTCGACTGAGGCTGGTCAGAAGATGTTGATTTTTTTTTCATAAATAATAATTTCCGTCTTCTTGGTATGTAAGCAGAATCATGAGCCCAATGTTCTATGATTCGATGACACGAACGACATAGCCATTGCACTTCATAAGGGAAGTTGTGGTCTGGATGATGTCCTTCAATTTTTATCCCCGATCTATTGCACTGGGAACACTGCCCTGGCTTAATGATGCGCCCAATCTTTACGGCGTACCTTAATCTTGCCGAAGCAGAATGTTTCTGCTTTATAGTCATTTTTCAACTTTTTCATAATACGGATTGAAAAATTAAAAATCAAGCATAAAGTTGAATTATCATGAACCAACACAATGAACGATTCGAAACCGTACTCCCTGATCAACTGCGCCGACGTTATCGATCGCCAGCCCCGCCTCCTTCTTATATCAGGCCGGTTAAGCCGAAACAAAAACAGAAACGGCCAGCCGTTTGGCTCGCTTTTTCTGTTGTTCTAATCTGTTCTGCGGTGATTGGAGCCGCTCTGTTATCACGCCATGAAATGCCTGCCCCTACGCCTACCCCTGTCCCTCTGCCGACTCCCACACCGCTTCCGGTCCCGGTTGTCGAGGTGCGCAAAGCAGGATATATCTTGCACCGGGAAACACTGATGCCTTACGGCGAGAAACTGATGACCCGATACCTGGGGAGTGTTCCAAGCCAGGAAAGTTTACCGCTTATCGGCAACCATATCGGCGACGCTTACTCGGTCGGCACTTACGAATTTGTCTGGGTTGCGCCTGGCGTCTGGATCGATCCGGTTATGGAACAATGAATGACGATATCTGCGAGAACTATCATGGCGGGAACGAGGAGAGCTATGGAGCGAATGCGCACACGAACAAACATCGTGACCAGCAGCGAATTCTGGAGGCGCTCCTTCCCTTGGCAGAACATGGCGCTACCTGTGATGAGCTTGAGGTGATTCTCGATATGGCGCATCAGACGGCCAGTGCGCGTTGCAGTGAATTGCTTCGCAGCGACATGGTTTGCCGGAAACTGGATCAGGATGGTAAAAAGGTTCGGCGTAACACCAGGAACGGTTGTCTGGCTAGCGTGCTGGTGCTGCCTCGGTTTCAGTTCCGGCTCTGTTCTTCCTGCGGCGTGCCCGTCTCTATACACGCCGAGTTGTGTGACCGGTGCCTGAAAGAAATACAAATCAATAACCCAGCAGGATGTGTTTAGCTTTTGCTACTTGAGCAGCTTCATCCATGTTTTGATTGGGCTTGTCTTCAGCAATATGGGTGCCGGTCATTCCAATACCAAAAATAATCAGTGCCCTGGTAATAGCTGTCGCATCCAGTGAACTGGTGCCACCTTCCCTCAACTTCTTATAGAAATAACCTACTGGACCGGTAAGCGGTATCGGAGCGTGCGTTAACGCATATTCGGTCCAATCGTACTTTGGTTTCTTGGCTGTTCCAGGTTGATTAACCCAAGGCAATGCAGGTAACGGACGCCCCTGATAATCTTGGCCGGTTGCGAGTTCCAACGTTTCCTCAAGACCTGGAGTCGCTTTGTGCATGAGGTATTGACCGCCAATCTTGGCTATTGCTCCGAATTTATCTTTTGCGTCTTGTTTCTGCCAATTTGCCAAGCCTGGAGTCCTGGGATTTAATCGTGCTGTAGCCAGAATTTGCGCCAGAGTCCTGATCTCCGTATGCAATCCGGGTATGTAACCTTCCATTCCGAATCCTTTAAAAGCCAGGAAATCGGGTTTATCGGGGTCGCTCCAATTGACCTTCTGGTTGCTGTGTGTTGCCCATAAAAACCCTTGGTTAACTGCCAGAAACCCAGCAAGTCCTACACCGTACTGCGTAGCACCGGCAAGCCGGGTCCAGGCTACCGCTTTCTGGCCGTATGTTGCGTTGTTCCAGTTGGCAAAGGTTTTGATCGTATCCCATGGGTCAGCGCCAAGCCTGGCAAGTTTTGATGCTGTTAACTTAGGGCCGAACATCAATCCGCCAATGGTTGGAACCGTTTTTACCGAGCCGGTAGCGTGATTAGCCCAATTCGCCATCTCTTTGCCAAGCTCAAGTTGTTGTTCCTGAGTCATATCGGGCTTCAGATACTTGTTCATTCGCTGTTCCCACAACTCGTAACGCATGACCTTCAGAGCGTCCCAGGCGCGTTCAGATGACTTACCGAAAATTCTCGAAATCAAACCAGTCGCATGTGATTTCTCGGATATATCCACGCTGCTTCTTAAACCAAGGTCATAGAGACTTTTCTTCTTAAGGTCTTTCATCATCTGGTCATGAAAAATTTGCGATCCTTTTCCATACCACCCGCTTCTGTAGGTATTAAAAATACCTCGGAACACCGTGCCCCATCTCAAAGGGTTAATTAACAGATCGCCCGCATGTGATATGGGGAAAACAACTGCATGTCCAATCGTCGCTAGTTCTCTTGGAATATCACCTGCAAAAGCAGCCGCTCTGCCAATTGGCCCCATAGCCTGAGTCTTGCTCAAGTTCTGGGCTTGCTTGATAATCTGCCTGCGATTGAACTGCGCTTTCCAGGCTGCGTTAGCAACGGATCGGAACGGAGTTTTGCGGCCACCAATGATGTCGTTCAACCATTTGTCTTTAGCTTGGCCAGCAAAAAAATGGTTGTTGATAGCATCTTTAGTTTGGCTTAAATCCAAGCCTTTATCGATGGCATTTTCTTTCGTCCACTTCCAGATGGTTGGCCGTAAACGAGGATCTTCATCAGCCGGATTAGGACCATTATAACACGCTGCCATAAATTACATTGTACAAGGTTCTACTTTCATTATTTTCATTATCATGTCCCTGGCTGCAATGTCATCCATGGTTTTCATCTTGGATTTGCCAATGGCGTCACTGTAATTTTTCATGGCAACAGCCTCATCGTTAACAGCCTGCTTGACCTTAGCCACAGATTTCTTGAAAACCGGGTCCATAGATTCCGGTGGAGATTTGCCATTGTTGTCTTGCGTCCAATTGTACTTTTGCCCGTTCAATGTTGATAAATCTACTTCAGGTTCGCCTTGCATAAACATACCTTGTGCGTGCCAATTGTTTTTAAGCGCGGCTAGTGGTCCGTTATGAAATGCCGTAACAGCATTAAGAGCCTGTTTAGCCTGGGCTTGTGCTGCAGCATCATCAGGGTTAGCCTCAGCCATCTTCGAAGCTTGGTTAGAACGTGAAAGCAATTGCGCTTCCCTCATCCTGATTGCTGCTGCCTGTTGTTTCGAGCCTTCGTTGGTCTGTAGAAAATCGTTTATGTGCTGCTGAACCTCCTCAGGCGACATCTTCTCGCCAGAAGCAATGAAATCCTTGGTGGAATACCCTTGGCCTGGCGCTACTTCACCGATTTGTCCTGCATCAATTTTTGGCTCAACAAACTTGTTAGCAATGCTGGAAACGAACTTATCAGATCCTGTGGCCTCCGGCGCGGGAGGCCCTTTTTCTTCCGGTGTTAACTTGACCCCTCCGGCAGGTTCAACCAGCGGTTCGTCCTGGTGCAAATAAACATTTTGCCTTTGCCAGTCCAGCTCCGGCTGTAAACGTTCCATAGCTTGCCGGACCTGTTCAGGTGTCCCTTTCTGACGAGCTTCCTCAATTGCTTGCTGCAACTCTTGCGGGCTGAACGCCGTCCGTTCCTCAGCCCTGGTAACAATCGGTCCCGGCTTGTACCATGGCATTGTTTCTTCCGGGGTTTGTGGCCCAAGCACGTCAGTCCCGGTAACTTCGTGCGGACCTTTTGCGATAATTGTCGGACCTGTCCTTGATTCAGGAGGCGTATAGCCGAGTTCCCGAACCGGAGCAACCGGAGGCCCAACCGATGCCGGGGGCCCATGTTCTTCTAGGGGAATTTCGGGCCCTGGTTTTGGAACATATTCTCCAGGTCCGTGCATTGCAGCTCCAGCCGCTCCCATAAACCCCCCGGTAACAGCGGCTTGAGCAACGCCCGCTCCGATCGGCTGGCCGGTAGCGATGTTAACAGCAGCTTGGCCACCGCCGGTCACTCCGGCTGTCCCTATTCCGCCTATGCCTATTTTGGCTAAAGCTCTTGTTAGCGGTGCTTCTATTCCGCGCAGTAACGGTTCGGCTATTGCGCTAAAAACATGCTGTGCGCCGACTGTTCCCAAGGTGGCTACCAGTGTTCCGTAAGTAGAGGCTTTCTGGATCTGTTCCTCGGACCAGTCCGGGTGCTGTTCCTTAACCTGATCGTGTATCTGGCTGGAAATCTTGGCTGCGAATACCGGCCATAACGCCGGAGTCGCCATAGTGGCCATGTCGGCTACCGATTGACCGATCATGCTGGAGGCGTCGCCCGCAAAAGTGCCTTTTAACCTTGGGTCAGTTTGCAGGTTTTTGGCTACTTCCGCTTTAACCCTGGCAATTTCCTGGTCTTGCTGCTCTTTGAATTTAGGATCGAACAGTTTATCAAACGCTCTCGAGAGATATTCAGGGTTCGTAGATGGCCCCAAATCAGGAGTTACCCCGGGAATGGTCGGAGGTAACGCAGCGGTAATCGCTTTTGCGCGGTCCTCATGCGACATCCCGGCCATTTTGGCTAGGAACGCGTGCTGATCAGTTTCACTGGTGATTCCCGCCTTACCGAAAAATGAGTTGATATCGTTCTTAGCCGTTCCGTACGGACCTGCTTGCGCTGCGATCACCTGATATCCCTGCGCTCCGGCAATAACCTTATGCCAGAAATCTGAAGCCAGTTCGATCGGCCCGGCGTTACTCATCGCCTTGGCATAAGCCTTGTCCGGATCGGGCTCGTTATAGAATTTCTGGGCTTCCTTAGTTACCTCTGCCTTGAAATTATCGGCAACCTCCTGGCGCACACCGTCACTGACTCCGGGTATTTTCTGGCTGAGCACCTTTGTCATGCCAGCCGCGTTCGGGTTATTCTGTCTCAGATCGCTAATGATCTTTGTCTGCCGATCGATATCGGCCTGTTGCGCGGCAGTTGCCTGTTTTGTGTCTACGGGTTCATAGGTGTACGGCAACGCCTTCGATATTTTTGTCGCGCCCGGCGTCAGGGAAGCCGAATCGAATCCGTGTTTAATAGCGTCCTGTTCATCAGCCCACTGTGTCGGGTTTTTGTTAACGTCAGGACCGGCGTTGCCAACCAGCTTAACGGCAACGTTGCCGTCACCGCCAAAGAACCTGGAAGCATTTGGCGTCATGTCCACCACCACGCCAGCGTTATCCTGGTCTGGGCCAGGCCCAAGATCGACGATAGGTAATCTGAGTCTTCTGCCATCAGGGCCAATCACGTCCGCCCTGGCCTTGCGCCATGCCGCCGGATTATTGCCGAACTTGTTAACAAGCACCCATTCGGGCACCGCAACCCCGGCAACATCGGACGTTGCCAGGCGACCAAGTTTCGGTGCACCGATACCGCTATCCTGACCACTCTTGATATCGGCCGGACCGGAAAATGTCGTCGATCGCCCAGTAACGAAATCTTCCGGTTTCTCGTTCTGATAAAGACCGTTCTTGTCCGTTACCGCCTGTGCAACTGGCGCAGCTTGATCACCGCCGCTGGTTCGTAAAGCCAGAGCAGCGTTCTTGGTGGACATTCCCTCGTCGGTTTCCTTGTGACCTGGGTTAACCTCGCCATGCCCAAAGATCGGCGTGTTCGGGTAACGGGTCGCAATGAACTGGGCAAAAGATTTTTTCTGTGCGTCGGTAACGTCGGCATCGTCCTTGGCGATTATCTCCATGCCGACCGTGTTCTGATTATTCAGGCCTGTTCCTTTCGGCCCCCACCCGGGGAGAATCTGGCTGGAACCGGCAGGACCGGTAGCGTAGATCTTGCCGTCACGATCCATTACATACTCGACGCCGAGATGACGCTCTTTCAGTGTCGAGATAACACCGTCCACCGTTCCGCGCCCCGATGTATGATGTGCGATAAATGCGGCAGGATCAGAACCGTCAACCGCTTGAACCCTTTCCGGATAAGGATTACCGTCAGGCTGGGCATATTGAGCAGCAGGTTGAACAGCCGTAGCTGGTTTTTCTGCCGGAGGGACAGGAAGTTCCTTGCCGGTAGTTGGATCGACAGGAACAAAAGTCGATCCGGTAGCTTTTAGCGTGGATTGAGCTGGAGGAGGCGCTGTCGCACCAGGTGCCGGTTCGGCTGGCTTTACTACCGGAGGGGAGGGAACAGTAGCAACTGGTGCTGCAACGCCAACCGCTTTTGGCGCTGTGCCTGGCGGAACGCTGACCAGATCGCCGCGTTCAACCTGTGTTAATGTTGCTGGAGCAGGTGTCGTTACCGGCTGAGCTTTTTCAACCTGCGTGAGAGTGCCCGGAGCAGGTTCAGTTGTTCCACGCGGAACAATCGAAGGGGTTTCCGGCGTTACCAGCTCGCCCCGGTCTACCGCTGCCTGCGCCTCCGGCGAAAGCTTATCCGGCATTTTGACCAGCTCAGCTCGTTCGACCTGATCGAGTGTGTCCGGGGCAGGTTCCGGAGGAGGTGCCTGATTTTCAGGATCTGTTAACGGTTGCCAGTAAGAGCCTTTGCCGGTCCAGGCTTCCGAAGCAACTGCACCCTTTGGAGGAGGTAACGGTTCAGGTTTTGCCGGAGGCGGGGGAGCATTTCCGATATCGGAATCATCCAGTGTTCTTGGTTTCTCCGGCTGATCACGGGTAGTGTCTTCAACTGCCGGTTCGACATCATCGTCTGGAGGAACCTGCAGCCATTGTTCCTGGCTGGAAAGCAAGGAATCAGCAACGGCGCGTTTATTAAGCTCCTCCTCCAGCGTTGGCATAGGTCAGGCGTACATGTCGCGTTTAGCTCTTGCTTCGGCGATAGCGTCATCCACGCTGCTGTCCTGGCCAGAGCTGGTGGTAGCTTCATTGGCTAACTCTTCATCGCCCAATCCCGTGTTATCCGTACTGGAAGTATCTTGAGTGCTGGAAGTATCCGGTTCTGCCGGTTTAGATTCTACCGCTGCCTGATCTTGCGGTTTCTTGTAGTCCTGGTTCGCTCTCTTATGCACAGTCTGACCTGTCGTTGGATCGACCAGGTACGAGTCATTTGGTATCCCGCGCGATTCCAATGCATTTGTCGGCTTGTACGGGTTTGTTAACGAGCCAGGCGGGTCTGTCGATTTCGGGTTGGAACCTCCAACCGGAACCGCGACCGGAAGTTGCGGCAACCCTTGAGCCATACGAGCTGCATTGGTTCGCAATATCCATTTATTGCCCTCATCCACGCTCATCTGTGCTTGATAAGTGGGATTACCCTGCGCATCCGGCTTACCGGGAAGCACATACTGGCCGTTTTGAATCGTCCATTGGTTTATATTCTGTTGCGCTTTGTCAAACGAACCTTTGCCGTGAATAAGGTCGTAATCCGCTCTGACCTTGGACATATCGTCGCTTGAAGGATCGTTCGGGTCAGAGCTACCGGCAACGTATGCGGCCGGTTTCTGGGGTTTACCTCCATATCCTCCGGCCTGACCGGCCTGTTGTTGCCAGCGCGATCCGCTGCCGCCGCCGACAGTTACTCCAGGTTTAGGGGCGTACCTGCCGGTGCCCGCTGCTTTCGCCTGAAAATCGGCTAGCTTTGCGTTTTCCAAGGCTTGAGCGGTTTGCGCTTTCTGATAATTCTGTCGCAGAGCCAGCTCATCCGTACCTCCGGTATGGATCAGGGAACCGACCGTCTGGCCTCCTATCCCCTGGCCGGAGGGGAGAGAAAAATCTTGGGCAACCGGCTGATCGGTAGGACTCCCTGGAGCTTGCCCTAGGCTGGTAGTTACGCCTCCTCCCGGCTGGCCGGTAGGGCCCTGATTCATGAGCTGGTTAGCGATCTTGTCCTGACGAATCTTCTTGAACAGGTCACCGAACCCCTCGATAGCCGAACCGATCTCTTTTCCGGTTTGCTGGATCTGCTGACCCTGGTTGCCGTACGGCATCCTTGGTCTGCTCGACCTGAAATACCTGGATTGCTTAACTGCTGCCATGTCTAGAGGTAGGATTTAGGTTTCTTGAGTTTTGCCCCGCTTCTGCGGGCTGTGTCCAAAGAAGCTGCTACCGCTTGTTTCTGCGGATGACCGGCCTTGATCATTTCCCGAATATTCGAGCTGATCGTTGCTTTTGATGTTCCTTTTTTAAGTGGCATATGATTGCACCGTTGATTGCTCCAATTAAGGCTCAGCCGAAGTAGCCCCCCACCCCACCTAGAATACCACCGGCAATTGCCCCGATTGCGGTACCAACTCCTGGAATTACCGAACCGGCAGTTGCTCCTGATAATGCCCCGGTAGCAGCTCCGGTCGCTGCGCTCAAAGCCTGATTCTTTTGCGGCGTACCTCCCTGCTGCATTCCGGAATAATACGACATGCTATTGTACCATTGCTGGGCTTGCGCCCCGATGTCCAAACCGTATTGCGGAGCTTGTTGCGCTGTGCCGGTAAGGCCCTGGCTTAAAGCTTGCGGGTTATATTGCGGACCTCCTTGCGCGGCTGACCCGGCGGTATTTTGCGCCTGGTTAACATAGGCCGCGCCAACCTGGTACGGTGTCTGGCCTGACCCTAGATACCCTAAAGCCGATCCTTGCGCCTGGTTCAGTGCTCCCAGCTGGGTGTTGTACGATTGCAGGTTCTGGCTGAATCCGGTGTTGTAAAGTTGGTTAGCAAGATCGCCAACCCCGAGACCGGCGCCCAGGTACCCCTGGTACTGGCCGAGCGCTGAGCCGAGCGCGGCTTGCCTCTGTTGCAAACGCTGTTCACCCGCGCTGCCGCGCTGCATAGCTTCCTGAACCAGTTGGGGCGTACCGTAAACGTTGCCTCTGGCAACCTGGGCCTGGCGCGCAGCCTGGCTGACTTCACGCTGGGTGGACGGATCAAGCTGGGCGCCGAGCGCGGCTTGAGCTTGAGCCTGTTGAAGGTAAGAGTTTTCGGCGCCAGCCAATTGCTGGCGTTGCGCGAACCCGGTCGGGTCGATCTGCTTATAAGTGTCCAGATAACTCTGAAGAGTGCTCGCACTTGGCGCTTGACCGGTATTAAGAGCTGGAGTCGGAGTCTGCGCTAAGCGTTGAGTATAACTTTGACCGAGCTGGTTCCGGAGTGCTTCCGATGTCGGATCGATTTGCGCCATCTGCGCTAACGCAGCAGTTTCCGGAGGTGCAGAAGACGCGGCTGGCGATGGCGCTGGCGCTGGATGTTGCTGGTTCCAGAAATCCATCACTGCGGTATCGCTAACGCCTGCGTCAAAACTGGTGTCATCCAACGCAACCCCGCCCATTTGCCGCAAATAGGCTCGCGCATAATTGATGTCTGGAGGTTGTTCGCCTGCCATAATTCTTATTTAGCGAAACTCTTTGCTAAAGATCCGGCGACGTTAGCGGCAGCTCCGATGTACGCGCCAGTATTATTCTGCTGTTGCGGCTGCATCATGTTCTGGTATCCCATCGACTGATAATAATTCTGGCCTTGCGCTCCGATATCGAGCCCATACTGCGGAGCTTGCTGCGAGGTGCCTGTCATACCAGGCGACAACGAGGACGGGTTGTACTGAGGACCGCCTTGGGCCGCGTTAGCAGCGTTCTGTTGAGCGGTATTCAGGTAAGATGCGCCCGCCTGGTACGGTGTCTGGCCGCTACCAAGATAACCTTGAGCGCTTTGCTGGGCCTGGTTCATGGCACCAAGGCGCGTCTGGTATTCGCTTAGGTTCCTCGAGAACCCTTGTCCGTAAAGCGCGTTAGCAATGTCGCCCAGGCCAGTGCCGCTAGCGAGATAACCCTGCTGTTGCCCAAGGGCTTGGCCAAGTGCAGCCTGCCTTTGCTGTAACCGAGCTTCGCCAGCCGACCCTCTTTGCATCGTTTCCTGAACGAGCTGGGGTGTTCCATAAACGTTTCCCCGTGTTGCTTGCGCCTGACGCGCAGCCTGGCTTACCTCGCGCTGAGTCGAGGGATCGAGCTGGGCGCCGAGCGCGGCCTGCTGCTGGCGCTGTGCGAGATACGAATTCATCGCAGTCGCCAGATCCTGGTGTTGCGCGTATCCGGTCGGATCGATTTGCTTGTAAAGGTTCAGGTACCCCTGGACATCTGCTGCTTTCGGAGCTTGACCTGGAGTAAATGTGGGCGCCTGGGTCTGATTCAGATTTGCCAGATAACTCATCCCGAGATTCTGGCGCAACGCTTCACTGGTCGGATCGATCTGCGCCATTTGCGCTAGCGCGCGCGTCTCAGGTTGCGTGTTATCTACGGGAGCAGCCGCTTGCGCTGGTGCTGGATGCTGCTGATTCCAGAAATTCATTACATCAGCATCGCTGACGCTTGCGTCAAAACTGGTGTCATCCAGCGGACGACCGCCCATCTGCCGCAAATAAGCGCGCGCATAATCCATGTTGGGAGGTTGTTCGCCTTGCTGCGTAGCGTTAGGGTCACCGCTCGAGCTAGTAGTGGTGCCGCCTCCGTATGCTCCGTAAGTTGCTCCGGAAGCTCCGCTACCGCCTAAATAACTTTGAGATTGAGCTGCAGGCGTTGCCGCTGCTGTTCCCGTTCCTGTTCCCTGACCTTGGACCAGTGCAGCGTAACTGTTAAATCTCTGAGAAATATCATTGTTTGCCGTACCCGCTCCCGGCAAAGTCTTCGCGTACTTTTCCGGATCTTGTTTGTACTGAGCGTACGCTTCCGCCATCCCTTGCGCATACTGTGACGATCCAGGCTGGATCGCTTCCATCACATTCGTGAATTGGGTCTGGCTTAGAACCGGAGTAGCCATTTACGTCAAGTAAGTTGGTTGTTTAATAACCGGCATCGCCTGCGGATTACTTGGATCAATCAGCTGTGGATTGCCTCCAGACCTGTCAACAGAACCCATGGAAAGATTACTAGCCGCTGCTGCTCCCAGCTTTTGTAAATCTGCTAAAGACGGTGTGCTGCTTGCCGTAGGCATCGCGTATGCGTTTGGCGCTCTGTACGTGTACGCGGTTGGATCTACGTTATACAACTGGCCTAGGCGCCTGTTAGCGGCTTGCATCCGCATTTGCCGTTGAGCGTACGCCATCGGGTCAACCCTGCTCTGGATATCCTGTTGCGCCTGAGCGCCCTGGTACGCGGCCTGGTTAGCTATAGCCTGTTGCGCTTGCATTTCTGCCGGTCCCAGTGCCCTGGTAGTTGCCAGGTTCGCGTATTGTTCGATCGGCTGGTTAGCGACACTCATCGCTTCACCGGCGCCTGCGGTGCCCATGGCCGCTTGCGCGGCTTCGCCGGGATGAACTACGTCAGGTGTTTTAGGGGCTGCGCCCATAATTTTTACTCCTTTTCATTTTATAAGCCCATAGCTTAGGCGGTTGGCTAATTTTTTATACTGATCCCACCGGTACATTCTGGGTGTTCCGCCCTGTGTTCTTTCACCGCGATCCCAGAGAATGGTTTCGCGCTTGCCCCATCTCAAAAAAAGATCTTCGTACAACCCGGCAATAGCAAGAGGGTCAGTAGCGATCAGTAGTTCTACCCAGATAAAGTTTCCGTTTGGATAGAACGCCAGAGGATCAAGGAAATCATCCAGGTTTTCTATGATCCGGATAAGGCAAACTCCTCTAACTTCAAGCCGGTCCTCGACGATCGATATCAAGCCCCGGTTCCAATACCAGGCCAGAGTGTCGTAAGTATGCTTTTCCGGCATTATCCGGTAAGGATCGTAATTCTCGCGAACAAACGGAACAATTCTCTTCATCCGTTGCATGAACACTGGAGAATGTAAGATCATGTTAACATTAGCGGCACAGTTTCCCAGGCGGCGACCTTAACCTGGAACAGGGTCCAGTTTCCGGTACCCTCGATCTGGAGCTGGATCTCGTTACAGATACCGGTCCCGATCAGCGATATCGGCAAGTTGTAATAACCCATGACATCCAGATCGAATGGTAACGATGGAATGGTCAGCTGCAGCAGCGATCCGCTTGTCGGGCTGTTTTTGGTTAACGGTTCAATTGTCCGGTCAAGGATCACGGTCACATCAACGTCCTCCTCGCTTTCGAGGAACTGTAGCTTGACACTGGAGGGCTGAACCCTGGCCATAGCTTCGCCAAACGTAAACGAGCGGGTTATCAGGGTAGACTCGATTGGGTACTGATTGCTGGCGAGGTCCGTATCGTAATTTCTGAGATCGGTCTGGTAGGTGACCTGCGACACTATCCCGTTAGCGGAAGTGCCGATCAAGAGCAGGGTTTCGTTGGGGTTGGTCCGGTCCCTGGCCGAATCGCGAAACCCGTAATCTGTCCCGTTAACATCAAAGCACCAGGTTCCCTGCCAGGTGTTCAACGTTACCGAATACACCATGATGAAATTGTTGTAGTTCGCTCCATCCAGCGGCACGCTTAACAGATAAAGATCGTTCCAGTAAGTTGCCCTGGCGTTTTTGATCGCAGCCCAATTTATGCGATCGATATCTTTCTTTACCGGACCGGAAATCGGCATCCAGACGCCCATCTGCTGAGAGGAGGGCATCTGGGATAACGCGTACACGCCACGACCGGTTTCCGATAAAAAGAACACGTCGACGCCGCACTGCACGATTGTTCCGTGACAAGCGCACCCGACCGTGGAACTCGCTTTATTCATTTCCCAGTTGACCACATCCAGGTTCGGGCCGGTTTCGACAACCCAGGTTGAGCCGTTCCTGAAAATTGCCAGTTGTTGGTTTTGCCAGACGCATTGACCGGTAATTTGATCCGAAGCTATCGGGTCCAGGGTAAGTTCCTGGGTTGCCGGATCAAAATGTTCCGGATCAAGAATATCTGAGATAACCAGATTATTCTGATAAACGTAAATCAACCGGCTAAACGCCCACAGAGGGTACGAAGCGTTGGGCCACTGTGAAGGGATCGTGACGCTAGCGAAAAGGCCGGTAGCAGGCGTGTATTTCCATAGAGTCGCGCCCCTGGAAAAATAAAGCACCTGATCGCAAAGAGCGCTGTACACCTGATCGCCGTTAGCAAATGCCGGGCCTCCGGTTAATCCGCCGATGTTAACTCCGCTGCGCGAATCGTACTTGCCCCAGTTCGGGCCGTTATTATATAAGAACACGCCGGTACCCAGATGATGAATCGAATCGAAATGGCCTCCGGCAGCTTGCATCTTGGCAATAATGCCAGGCCTTGGCCGATTCAGGTTATCCGGAGCTGCTAGCCTGTTAACGCAAAGGCTGGCCAGGCTTTTATCGATAATCGATGGCGGAAGAGTGTTGTTAACGCCATTGATCGGAATGCTCGAGTCAACAATCGGCTCGTCGTCAGTAGCGTTATTCCATGCAGGCATTTTACCATCCCCACGGATTGTAGCTGGTTATGTAACCGGACCCCATTCGCAGGTAATCGCCGGTATCGTAAATGGTCGGAACAGCCTGTTGCCGATATTCGGACTGGGCTTTTTCCACGTTAATCGCCGCCTGGAAATGACCTATCGCTTTCTGTTCGCGCATATCGGCCTTGGCCAGTTGGCGCATCCTGGTGTAAAGCGAACTTAAAGTATACTCGATCAGACAATCCCAGATGTGCGAGATCCTGGGTACGCTCATATCGTTGTTGAGCACGTCAGCCTTTAGCTTTACCTGGATCTGCGCGAAACAGTCCTGGGGGTTCCCGTTAGAATCCGGAATTATCGGGTTGGGATAAATGCAGAACTGCGAGAACACGAGTTCGGTAACCTGTTGAGGAGCCTGGATAGTCATCGTGTTAACGGGATGTTCCGAAAAAACGCTTAAACCTCCGTACCCCTTCGAGAACATGGTCACGTTCGCATAAGAATTTGCGGTAATCACGCTGGCCGGGATGATCGTGGAACCGCTCTGAGTTGCGACCATCTGGAAGTCGTCCTGAACGCCATACCCGTTAGCGTCAACGCCTTCGATATGCACCTGTAACGGGGTAATTTCGGAAGTCTGTATCGTCAGCTTGCCGGGATTCAGATAAGGCCAGCCCAGGTTTTCCGCTCGATAAAAGATCGAGGTGTTATACGGGCCGATCACATATCCTTTGCGCTCGATCCAGTCTCGTTCACGATAGTCGAGCCGTTCATAATTTGTGCCGTCCCTGGAGAATTTCAGGAAGATTACCTCTTCGGTATCCAGCGGAATAAAAAATGTCCCGTTCAAGGATTGATCGATGACCAGGTCAATGACACGCATACTTTCGCGCCAGGCGTGTCCGTCATAAAGCGTCTGATACTTCAGCCGGATTGCAGTACGGGCATAATCCTGCATATCAGAACTTGTGTCCCCGACCGTCTCACAGGCAAAGTTCGCAATATCTGCTACAGTCAAACTTGTTATCTTCCTTTCATTGCTTACCAGCCGGTATCGGCGGTGTACTGACCGGGGGCAGTGGCCCCGGCAACTACTGCGGGCAACGTGGCCGTTGTGATACCGTTAAAACCTCCTTTACCAAGATTAATAATGGAACTTGTCGCATAATTGGTTCCGCCAAAATTGACGGAATTTGCTGCGCCCGTACTGGTATTGTAATGGGTAACGGTCGGGATTTTAGCCATTGCTTTTGGGAATCGAATACCGTTACTTAAAACCGTAGTATTCTGCTGCCACCACATGATTTGGCCTAAATTCGTAACCGCCCCTACGGCCACATCATAATCGTAACTCTTGCAATAGTACCGCAAACACGCATCCAAATTTTGCGTAAACGGGCAATCCATCGGTGTGGAGCAAACCGGTCCCGGCTCATGCTGCACGAAAGCTACGTCGAAAGTGCTGTTAACAGGTTTACCAGCAAAATTATCCTGACCAGCAGCACCCAAAAAGTTGCCATTTTGCCAAGTGTCATTGGCTGGTGATGTAAGAGTGGTGCCAACACCTAAAGCAATAGAAAGTTGCAAGCCATTAGCTCCTGGCGCAGTGGTAAAGTTCCCGGACGGGAATACCGGTAAGCCCGGTAGGGTAATCAATGACCAGGTATTCGCTGCTCCTAAACTACAGAGTTTAGTTAAACTTTTCGAGGCTGGCCCGGGATCACGAAAGCAGATTCCGAATTTCAGATTAGCAACTGTACTCCGACACAAGATCTGAAATGAATGGACATCTTTAAATAATTCTCTGATATTTGGTCCTTCGACAGATTGGGTAAAAACGATATAATCACCCGCTGCTAAACTTGCTTCTGCCGTCGTTAAAGTAAGACGAGTAAAACACCGACTGATGTTGTAATTGGTTCCAGGTATCAGGATTTCAGCTCCAGCCGCAGTGGGAGTTGCCGGATTGGCGTTGACCACCATTGTTCCTACCTTGCTATAGGTCCAGCGATCTTGAATAAAAGCTCCGTTCGCAATAGCCGTTATCCCGATACCGGCGTTGCGCTGATCCACCTCGAATGTCGGATTGCCTATGGCGTTAAATGACCTTAAGCGAACATTCCAGATTTCTGCATCGCTATTTATTCCGGCACTGACCGAATCGATCACCGTCTGGAACGGAGCCTTGGCGTAAGTGCCCGCCGTCTGCAAGACCAGCAGGTTATCGGTAGTGGCAATAGTGGAAGTCGATGGCTTTGACGATACGAACGCCGGTTGAATCGTGGAACTGGCAACGATATCGTTCAGCTTTTGAGCGGTGATATTTTTTTCGCCGTCCTGAAATATGCGCGTAGTGACAATGTCGGCCATAATTTACAAACTAAAGATTAGTGAATCTAAATACACATTTTGGGCCCAGGCGTTGATCGGCCAAACTGCCGAGTATTTGATTACCGGATAAATACTGACAATGCCGGTGGTAGCGATCTGTGCCGCGTAAAGAACCAGTACCTGAGTAGCATCATCATCATTTTGGAATCCTCCTAAATTGCAAACGCGCAACATAGAAGGCCTGGCGCCGGAGGGCAAGGTAAAGGCGGCAGCGGCGGCAGCTGCAGCTTGTAGAGCTATTCCACGGCAAAACACCGTTGACACTGAACCAATAACCTGGATACGATAAGCGCACGAACCTCCGTCGCTCCATCCTGTTGCAAAACTCGGTGTTGTCCAGGTGCCTGGATCGGCTGTAGCGGAAACAGTCACGTCTCCGGTACCGGAATCGACTCCGGTAGAACTCAGGGTAATCCCGGCGCCCTGAACAATTTTGGTTGCTACCGCCTGCCCGGAAGTAACAGTGTCCAGATCAACTCTTTGGATGCTTGCATCCAGAACTTGTCGCCCGCGTATGAGTGTTGCTGACATTATTTCCGATAGTTTACCCTTAGTCGGTCACCGGTGATCGGAGCAGCCAGCATGGTAATGGTTGCTCCGCTGATCGTGTAATCGTTGCCCGCGCCCGGTTCCTGCAGAAGACCGTTCAAGAACACTTCTTCGGTGCCAGCCGTAGGTGTTGCCACAAGAGTAAAAGTCACATTCGAACTGTTAACAGCTCCAGTTGGCGTTTCGCGAGTCACGATGTTGGCTGCTCCCAGATAAGTGCCCGGTTTAACGCCCAAGGTATTGGCGCTGATGACCAGAGTTGTTCCATCGACATTGACTCCGATGCCTCCAGCCCCGAGCCCAACCGCGCGCGCAGGATCGAGTTTAACGCCCAGGCTATCGGCGTTGACGGTCATCGAAGTGTCCGCTGCCACCACATCGATTACCTGACCGGTGCGCAGAAGACCGGCTCCAGCCGTGATATCCGAGGGTCCAGGGATCTGGGCAAAGGTGATTGCGGTAGTGCCTAGCGTGCCGCCAGCATCGGCCACCGATAACCAGATGGTATCGTGATTGGCAGTGCCCTGCTGGACCGAGACAATCATACCAGGCACTTCAGCCCAGGTATCCATGGCCGCCAACCTGGTCCACGCCGTTGACGCAACCGCATAGATCCCGTTCCCGCTCTGGGTGGTCTGATCTTTAACCAGAATGGTGTTACCAGCTGCCAGGGCAATTCCATCGACAGTTTGCGTGCCTGAAAGGGTCAAGTTAGCGGTACTCGCAACCATCACCGTAGTGGAACTCACCACCCCTCCGGCAACATTCGCCAATACCCAAGCCCTGGTCGCGGCATCCTGCGGATTTACCGGGTCAACCACATTGGTAATTGTGTGGGTGCCCAGGTTGAGCGAAGCGGTCATCGCTACGCTCCCGTCACTTTTAACGAAAAGCGCGCCGTCCTGCAGCTTGGAAGTCTGAATAGCTGCAGCTGCAGCGACCTGTGCGTCCGCCACGGTCAGCCCGATGATCTGGGTATTGCCGCGAATCTGGGTAGTAGCCATTTAAAGTGCCGGTTGGAAAGTCACGTCTGCAAAATAATTGTAGGCACCTGAAGTGGATGGAAAGGCTCCAATAGTCGTCCCGTAGCGCCCTTCAACCCAGGAAATATAAGTAGTGTCCGATGTTACTGGAGCCGCCGAGTAGCCAAAATAGTCAGTAGTCAGAATATCAGCGGTAACAATCAGGCTTTGATTAACCGACACTGCCAAAGGCGTGGTCAATGCAGCTGTTTTCCACCCGGTACCCGTTTCCCCTGAAGTTGATACGCTCACCAGTTGCGTCCCGCCAGTATTCCATATCCGTAGCGTGTGGCTGGCGGAATTGCCGGAGTTGGAACGATAATATCCCAACGCGGTAATCTGTCCCGCCGAAGGAAACTGAAAAGTGTTCCCAAGCGTGTACGACCCGGGATTGGTACTAGCCGGAGTCTGAGAACCGAAAGCGGTCACTGCCGCCCCAAACCCGGCTCCCTGCATATAATCGACACTCAGGATATCGCCAGATACCGGAGCAGCCACAAAACTGAAGGAATTATTACTGGTCTCGGTATAATCGTTCGTGCGCCGCTGACGAACGCCATTCAGGAAAACGGACAACAGGTTCGGACGATAGGCATTGGCAGTCGTAAAAGCCTTGTTAACACCGTTCACGGTCCCGGCCGGAACCTCTCCATAGATCAGGGTACCCGAAACAGTTCCGCCACCGCCTCCGGCAGCAATTGCCGCATTGAGTTCCTTAACCATGAGGTTCAGTTTCATGGCCGTAATGCTTTGTGGAGAAAAAACTATATCGGTTGCACTCACAAATGATGTACTCCGGCCAACGGCAACAGCAAAAAAACCAAGCCTAGAACAATGATCACCACACAGACAACCAAACAGATTTTCAAAATTGGTTGTGGTGCGAACTGGCTCAAGATCCAGTAGAGCAAACAGACGATAATGACCAAGACCAGCCAGCTGATGAGCGCAGAGATCATAAATGTGGCATCAATTTTTGGAGCTTTCTTAACCCGCCCCAAGTTTCAAAAGTATCGATAGCGATCTTGCACTTGTCGCTCCAAGGCTTGTACCAAGGATCGCTGCCAGGAAACACTATGTACACAATGCCCGATTCAACACCTCCCTTTTTCGGGCTGTAATCCAGGCCCAGACAATTCGCCAGCATGATGGAAACCTCACCGATATGGTTCTGGGGTCCGATATCGGCGGTAGCACAATACATGTTGTCGCCGGTGTTCTCGTTATAGCAGAATCCCACATCGCCCAATTGCCAGTTTTCCCCAAATTTGCCTGGAACAACCATGAACGGGTAACGTTCTGAATCAATGTAATGATACGGGTGATCTTCCGGATAGCTGGAATCGCAAAGCGCGGTTGTCGAGATATAGTAACCGGGCGCAGGATGATAAATTGTCTGAGTTACCGGGCTCCCTTTGGGCGCATAAACTCCCCACCAATTGCCGGGCTCACCGGCATTAGCAAGATAATCCAGACCTTTCGAATCGTCCGGATGATAACAGTGCGGGGCTCCATCACCGTTTACCGTTGCTCCTGTCTTGTACAGGAAAGCGTTCCCTTCCTCATAAACAGCTACCCCACCGATAGTTTTTATTTTATTCATGGTCCTTGCTTGGGAATTATGTCATGCAAATAACGCTGCTGGTTGTCGCGCAACACGCGTAACACGGCATCCTGGTTGCTCAACATCTGAGCCTGGTTCTCCAAAACCTTCTTTTGTCGATTCTCGAAATCGTCCACCTTATCGTAGAGCTGGTGAATCTCGCGAATAGCCTTGTCCCGGTCCGCCCTGCCTTGTTCACCCACCTGATTGGTCTGGAAAAAGCTCGTAAGACCGGAAACCGCGACCAGCCCAAGAGTGCCAAGTTGCACAAGCTGATTGCCGCTCCCAGCCAGCACGTTGAGCACAGATTTCCCATTTTCTGCCATTACCAGTATTCGAATTCACGAAGTTTTTTTCGCTCCTCGTACCCGTTATAGGTCCAACCGTGTTTCAGAAATAGTTTGATGGCGTCGGCCAGTACTTCGCCGGTAACCGTCGGCGCAAGTTCCCAGCCTGCCCCGTACCAGAAAAGATTGGGTTCACCGACCCCGAACCCGTAACAGCGCACAAACTGATCCAGACCGTTCCTGGCCATAGATTCAGGCGTGTAAAGCACGGAAAGGTCCGTCATGATCTTCAGCAGGGAATCTGCCGCTCGCCGGTTAACAGGAATTCGCCGATACCAGAATTCTGGAAACCAGGTGCTTTGGAGCAGGAACGGCAATCTGACATTGGCCAGGTTACGATGTTCCCACTGCAAGTTTGGACGGCCGGAGTTAACATCCAGATCGAAACTGCCATACAACTGTTTGATCAAATCCAGCTTCTCGATTCTGGGCGTTAAATCAACGTTTCTCACTGTTGCAGGACTTTCCTGATCTGTTCCTTGGTTCCAGCCTTGCTGCGAAACCGAGATCCGTCACGAATCTCCCGGTTATAATAATGGCGCCGAGTCTGATCCAGATACTCCTTGGCTTTCCGTTCAGACTCAGGGCCAGATTTCCTGACGATGATGTTCAAAACATTCCCAGCGAGTTTGCCGCCGCTTTCTTTCGCAGGTTTTTACCCATCAAAGCAGTAGCCGCTTTATTGACTGGCGGGATACCGGTTACCGGTGGAATCGGACCCATAGCCTTTTTGCCACCTGCGGCTACCGGAGGCTTGTTTGCTCCGGTTCCCTGATCTTCGCTCGCTTCTTCCTCCGGCGATTCTCCGGCTTCCTCGGCTGCTGATCCTTCAACGGGTTGCCCGTTAACAGCGTCGATCTCAACATTCGCATTGTTACCGTCCACGGACTGAACGGTGCCGTCCACCGAGTAGCTGACCTTGTCTCCTTCGGCTGGAGGAACCCCGTCCTCCGATAACAGGTCCAGAGGAACCGTGCAGACATAACTATCATCACCGCCTCCGGCACCGGGTTTGACTGAAACTCCTATTAGTGCTGCCATATTGTTTTCCTTTCGTTTAAGTAATAGTGAAGTTGCTTCCCGGACTGCTGTTGCCTCCGGTCTGTACGGTAACGGACACAGTGCCCGCATTTAGAATATCGGTTGCGGAAATCTGTGCGGTAACCTGAGTAGCGCTGACAAAGGTGGTCGGCCTGGCTGAACCGCCCCACAAGACCACACACCCGTTCTGGAACCCTCCCCCGTTAACAGTCAGGGTAAAGGCGCTGGTGCCGTGTACCGCAGTACTGGGCGCTAACGAACTGATCGTAATCAACCCGACGCTAGCGCCGGTACGCAGAATAGTGCCAACCGTTCCCGGCGCAGCCATATAAGTCATTCTGACCTTCACCGTATTAAAAGGAAGCAGCGCTTCAATGATCGCCGTGTACTTGTTACCAACAGTAATCACCGAACCGAGCGACAACCCGCTGACGCTATCGAGCCAGAGATTGCAATGACTGCCAGGACCGCTATGAAAAGCGTTTTTAACCAGGGTTGCCATAAATCCCTTTAGTTAATGTCTTCATTGTCGATATATAAAGAATGGGTAAACCATTCATTGAACTAAAAAACCAAACTTTCGATCATTGGACCGTCACTGGTCCACATCAATCCAAGCCACGTCCAGACGGTCGAGGAAACCGCACTATGTGGTTTTGTACCTGTCAGTGTGGAAACACCGGCTGGGTCGATTCCACCAATTTGCGTGGAGGTATCTCCACAAATTGCGGATGCCAGAGGGAGACGAAATCGGTCAAACAACAGGCTGCTCGCTCTGCTAGCGGCAAGGCTAATCGCACGCACGGCATGAGCAGAACCCCTCTGTATATAGCCTGGTTTCACATGAAACGCCGTTGTACTGATCCCAGAGAAACCGGGTATGAATATTACGGCGGGAAAGGCATCACGTATTGTCCTGAATGGGAAACATTCGAAGGATTTTTTGAATGGGCCCAAAAAGCTGGATACAAAGACAACCAATCGCTGACACTTGAACGTAACGATGTCAAACAAGGTTACTATCCAGAGAATTGCCGTTTCATTCCAAAGAATCAACAAACATGGAATACCAATCGAAACATCCGGCTTCCAAATGGTGAATCCATTTCGTCCTTTGCTAGCTCTAACAACGTTCCTCTTGACCTTGTATGGCATGCAGTTAAGTTGTGCAACGACCATCCAAAAGCATGGAATAATCTTTTGCAAATGCTTGGTTATTAGGTAATTACGTTCCAGTATACGCAGTTTGGCTCTGTAGCACAATGCCGTTCCATGTGCTAAGACAAACTGCGTTGTAAAAGGTTTTCCACACGTAGGTTATCCATTGGCCAAAAGGATTCCCACTATCCGGGTTGGTGATGGTATAAACCTTTGGGCTTGGCGGGTTCTCGCCGGAAAGTTTCGGCACAGCGAAAGAATCTTTGCCGAACACCAACGCTGCGATAATCGGGCCGGTAGTCTGGGAAACACCTTCACCACCGCCGCTCGTCTGGTACATCGGGTTAGTACCGCGCACGACCTTGATACCGCTTAGCGTACCGATCTCGCCCTTCCAGATCTGGTCAGGTTTATTGAAAGAAGAAGCGTACACCCAGGCTGAACCTTGTTCCTCGATCAGGTCGCGTTCCTGTTCCGGTGAAACCACCGCGACAAAAGTGCCATCATCGAAAGATTTAGCTTTCTGTACGCGCAACTTGGTTGTCGAATCGATGACATCATCGCCGGACATGCGCCCAGTAGCGCCTGTTAAGGCGACCAGCGATGCAAAATCTGTCGCGGTACCTGCGTACAATCGACCGAACTTGGTTGGTTCCTCGGTTGTCCCATTAATGCAAGCGTTCCTGATCAGAGTATCGCACCAGAGCGCGGCTTCCTCGCCGAACTTGGTCATGAGCGCCTCGCCCGTGTTCAAGAATTCGGTTTCGTCGACAATATCGGACACTTGCCCGTACGAACCGTACTGCTGCAGGGTTCGGGTAATGAACTCGAAGATGAGTTTGTACGGAGCCTGAGTAGGAGGGGTGCCTTCTGTTAAGGTGATGACGTTAGCGATATTGGCCGGAGGCGCCCTGAATATCCGCATGGTCTTGGAACCCTGACCTTGCGGGATCTCGGCTTGATAGCCGTACTGTTCTAGCTGGAGCTTATCAATCTGATGCTCCAAGAGCTTTTTCGCGAAATAAATCCTGTACTCAGACGCTTTGTCTGTCGTGGAGACTGCTCCGTACAGGGGTTGGTTTACTGTTGCCATATCTTAATTAGATCAATTAATTTTTACGTTTTACTCTACTTCACATCCAGGGCATGGAGGTGTCGGGCTTGTTCTGGTGAGCGAGAATGCGCTTTTTCATTTCGGCACTAGAGAGTTTCGAGAACTCTTTAGAGTCGCCTGACATTTTACCGTTCAGGGTTACCTGACCGGGAGCACCGCCGCTAATCGAACTAAAGCCCGAAACACGCTCCAGCTCTGTTGTTAACTCCTTGATTTTGTTCTGAAGCTGTAAATTATCTTCCTTCAGAATCTCCTTTTGCGCAGTGTCGTACGCTGCATAGATGCCGTAGGCATGGTTTTTGTATAATTGGGCGTTAGGTCCGCTAAGGATTTCTCGGATCTTGGTATCGAGCCTGGAACCTGACCTCATGAAATCAGGATCTTCGGATCGCAACTGTTGTTCCGAGGCTTCCCATATCTGGCGATGTTGCGGAGTGCCGAACCTCGGCATCTCGTACTGCATCACCTTCTGCTTCTCTTCGGCCTCCATCTGCATGATGCGCTGATCAGCCTTTTCCACCAGTTCTTCGCGGCCAGGAACACCCATTTCAGCCTCGCCAGCCCACTCTTTGCGATACTGCTTGAGTTCGGCCAGCGTATAAGTCGGCTTAGCGGGCGCCTTGGAAGCCTCAAACTCCTGCCGTTGCCGGTTAAAATCCTGGCGTTCCTTTTCAAACTCAGCTTGCCGCGCTTTAAACGCGGCTTTCTGGCGTTTGGTCTGTTCGTACCTGGATTCTTTCTTTTGCGGTTGATCCTGGCCTTGACCTGGAACGGGTCTTGACTGCGCTGGCGCTGCTTGGGTACTTTGCGAGCTATCAAACGATTGTCCGCTCGACTGTTCGCTAGAGCTTTCGGCGCCTTGCGCTACTGATGCTACTTCTTCGCTCATGACTTTATCTGATGGCGCTATTCCCGCCGCCTACATTGAACCTCGAGCCATCAAAGAAGGTTCGTTGCGAGGGTAACGGCTCAATATTCTCGTCCTGGTAAGGCAAGCTCTCCTCGAAAGGAAAACGTCTAAGACGATGAATTGCCGTTAACAAATCTTGAAACCCAGTCGCCCGACCGCATTCGCGCTCACCTTTCTGGTAAACGGCTTGGAACGTTGTCGTAGCAACTATTTGCCTCAAGAGTTCTAAAAATTTTGCTCCGGTACCGGTTTTTAAAAAAGCGTCTAAAGAGTTTCTGTCATCGAGCGTCCAGTTAACGGAGCGGTAAAATGGGACACTGATCAGCTTCCAGATTAGATTTCTGAAAAATATTTTCATGGAACTGGAGCCTGGCCGTTGGTCGGGTTTGGAGCTGGGGTAGAAGGAACCTGTCCTGGCTGCGGCGGTTGAGGGGGGCTCACCGGTGGCGGCATCCGGCCAGCGACCCCGGCAGGAGCCGACCCTCCCGGCATGGTTGGAGGAGCACCGTTCCCGCGCAGGTTAGCCATCCCGGCCTGAGCCATCTGCCCGGCCTGCTGCTGGGATTGGATCTGTTTCATGGTGGTGGCGATCTTGGAAGCGAACTGCTCGATATCAGGTCCATGGGCTTTCATGTAGGCTGCGTCCTGACGAGCGACCAAAACGTGCTGTTGCATGTGTTGCATAAAGATGGTCAACAGATCGGGTGAAAGCGGCTGTCCGCGCTGACTGAGCCAGCCGATATAACCGTCAGCGGTTTGCAGATGGGTAAGATGATCGTCGTCCGGCGATACTTGAGGCAGGAACCCTTCCATCATGGTGCCGTTTTCAACAGCTTGTTTAAACTGCTCGTTAGCGGTAACCACGGGCGGTTCCTGATAAACCTGAGGTATCCAGCCGGAATCCATGAGTTCAACGATTTTTCGATCAATTTCAGGGGTCAGCAACCAGGGCGAATTCTGGGAAAGTTGCCGCAACTGCATGAGTTTCTGGACTTCTTTATCCTTGGAATAGCCGTCGACCGACCCGTTCGGCCGCAGGATATACTTGTTATCCAAAGCGGCGTCAGGAAGCTGGATACGGCGTTTACGCCAGAAATAATCCAGATCATCGCGTTTATACTGTTTAAGAATGCTCCAAGCCTGATCGAAAACGGCGTTAACAGCGTTTTTGGTTACTCTGGCCCGCAGATCGTTTGACTGCTGCATGACCGTGGTGATGGAGTTGACTTCGGTAGCGGTACGCGATTTCTGGTTGGTATTATCCTGACCGATACCGAAATCGGGCAGAGCGACCCGTTGCTCAGCAAAAGAGCGATTCGACTGGATTTCCTCATCGAAATTAACCGGTGGCGGTGGTTGTTGAACAAGCTGTAGAGCTGCGTCATAGACTGCGCCTGGTTCCCATCTGATATTTTGGGCGTTAACGCTACCGCCCTGGGAACTCAAGACGGGCCGATTAGCGATGCTCATAAAATCGAGTTTCTCGTTCCACATCTTGGAAGCTGACGCCTCGTACATCTGAACGAGTTCCATGACACCGCGACTGGAATAATAAGATGGGTCCGTCAATTCGTAAGGGAGAACGGAAAACGGAAAGCTCCGATGATCGTAGGGGATCTTAAAGGTATCGCGAGCAGCATCCTCTGGGTTAAGAGGAGAAAAGGTATGAACCTGAATAACGTTATCATCGCCTTTAACATAAACTTCCCAGAGAGTGATCAGCTGTTTGATCCGGCTATAGCTGAGACCTTCGCTAACGGCGACCTGTTCCCGGAAATTCTGCTGATTAGGCTTGCCTTCGCCTTTAATGGATTCGATAAAATCATCATCCATGTTGTACCCGCACTCCTCGCCGGAACGCCGGTAATCGTCTTCGGACATGTGCATGACATGACAGATGCGATCAGCACGTTGAATTTCTGCGGTCCATGGTGGAACAACCAGGAAATAGGGATGGATGGAGCTAAAAGCGAGCCGTTCACGGCGAGAATCCCAATAAGTTTTGAGGATACCAATACCGTTCTGGAGAGTGCTATCCAGAGCGCACATCATCATCTCGGTAAAATTGGATTTCTCGCGCAGCTGGAAATCGAACCATTGAGCGACCGAATCGGTATAAGAATCGCCTTGATCCTCGACCGAATAGAAAGAGGCAAGAAGTTCAGGGCCAAAGACCCACTGCATATAATAGGCTTTGAGCTTACCGATAATGGTATCGCCCAAAGGGACATGCATATCGGCAGCGCCGCTCCAGGGTTTACGAGGTCGTTTAACGCCTTCGGTCCGCATCTTATGCCAGAGCAGAACGCGACCTTCCCAGTCGAGCCGATCCTTGATATCGTCAACGATGAGCTGATAAAGATCAGAAATCTCGGAATCAGGCATCCTATTGCACCGCCTATTGCACAGCAATAGTGTTTGGCGCTACCGGCCGCGATTGGACATAGAGATAAGCGGCGGTAGGCTGCTGAGCGGTACCCCAATCGAGAATAAAGGATTGAGCATCGATAGCGGTAACCCGCAGATTGCCATCAACCAGAGCGGCAGATTTATTGGTAAAAATCAAGGGAATGAAAGCGGCCAGGGTTGTTGAGGTAGGAATCGAGGCTCCAGGAGCGATTGCAGCCAATTGAGAAGGGGCCTCACCTTCTTTAGGGAATCTTTCTTTTTCGGGAACATCGCCTTCTCTATGGATTTCCTTGCGCTCATGCTCCTGCTTACGATCATTCTCCTTACGCTCGTGGCTTGATGACTTGTCATATGGGGTTGGCATGAAAGAGCGCTAAAGCATTTGGGTGCAACAAGCTCAAGAAAAATCTATTGCCGGAGGGAAAGAATGTTCTGGAAAAGCGCGAATAGAAAATCGATATCGACTGATTTCAAGCCTTCGAACAGAAAAGCAATCATATGAGCGAATAAGCTTGACAAGGGGTGAAAAATCCCCTCCCCTTGTAGCAATTCCCACCCCTGAAGAGAACTCTATCCAGTCCAACATCCCATCTGTTTCTGGATTTTTTCGGCTTTAGCGTCACCGACCAGGTCGGATTCACGATCAAAACCTTCCCAATAAGCGTCCAGTTGGGCCCATGGGGATTCGCGTTTAGAGAACTCGGCAAAGACCAGGTTACCATGGGCGAAAGCACCGGCAACAGCGTCAGCGCGATCGGGAGATTTGATTCCGCGCGAGCGCAGATCATCTTTAGATTCCAGCCGGAGCCGACCGCGCATATCGTAAAAGGTTTTGCGAGAAGTTAGTTGAGCGATGAGGGCATTATCATGAAAGAGGATAATCTCGCGTCGATCAATAAGTTTGGAGAGATGCATCCAGATCTCGGTAGCGCGATTTTTAAAAAGGTTATCCTGTCTAGGTTTAGCGCCGAACTCGAAGCGGTTAATAGGCCAGCCTGAATCGCGCAAAGCGTCGCACATGACATGGCCAAGGCCACCGGCATCACCCCAGATCTGGGCAGGTCTAAGCGCATGTTTACGGAACTCTATAATGAAACGACCGACCGCAGCCATAGTGTCACGATCACGGAAGCCGATAAGTTCCAGGAGCGAATTACCGCAACGGATAGCTAAGACGTTCTCATCACCACCGGCAGCAAAATCGCAAAAAGCGCAATACTCATGTTTAGCCAGGCGAGCCGGAGGGGGAGAATTGATTACCTCCATGAGTTTCTCATAAGAAACGGCCATAGGCTGGGATTCATCTTCGGCCATGAACTCGCCATAGATAGTCGATCTCACGAAAGGAGCAGTTTCGCCATAAGTCTCGATAACGTCGCGAATCCGTTCCTTGCTAATGTGCGGGCAATCGTTTAGACCAACGGATTCAACAACAAAGAACTGATCCCGGTGAGTAGTAAATGCATCATAGAAGCGGCCTTGTTTCAGGCCGGGAGAGCTGACCAGCAGCTGAACATTAAAGGAGCAGCGATCAAAAGCCTGGAATATATCTGCATCAACGGATTTAGCTTCATCGATGATGATGAGGAGCGGAGAATTGCGATTGGTATGATGCCCTTCTGCGCGCGAGGATTCGTCTGTAGTGAAGCTGAGGAAAAAGCCGTTATCATGGGTGCGGATCGAGCGGCCCAAGAACTCCCAGCTTGGAAACTTCGCCTGATGACTCTTAAGGGCAGGAATTATCTGCGAATCAATCTGTTTAGCGTCAGCGGAAGTGAGGATGACCCGGCCTCGTGGGAAGCGGTTAAGCCAGCGTAGGACGCAAGTGCCGATAACACGCTCAGATTTGCCAGCGCCGTTAGGAGCGCTAAGAGCGATCTTGATACGTTCCCGGGTAGCGCCTTTATCGACCGCCAGAGCGATCTTATGCTGCCAAGGGTAAAGAGGGACACCCAGACCGATCTCGGCAAAGGCTAAGACATCCTCAAGCTCTTTGCGCATGATGAGTCCGGTAAGCTTTCCTAAGTAAAGCCTTTAACGCTTTGGACTTGCGCTTAAACTCGATGGGATCAGGCTCAGCAAGAGTCTGCTCAATCAAAAGCAGGGCAGATTCAATATAGCCAGAGACTTCCGGCGAAAGCTTTTCGGCAATTTGCGGTGAAAGATTTTTCATAAAAGATTGAACATTTCGGGTGTACCCCCTGTCCCTCCCTTAAAGCATTTAAGCATTTAGTTTCTTCGAGCTTCCTCTTTTGCGTCTGTTCTGCAGTTCCTGATATTTCGGCTGATCAAGAATCGATTTCCGCTTTCCTCTGGAATTCGAAATTTCAGGATTTTCACCAGAGGAGGGGCTGGAATCTGAAATTTTGAGATTTTTATCAGAGGAGGGGCTCGAGTGGCCGACAGTCACCGGCGGGGGTACCAGTGGTGCATGGCCTTCGGGCTCCAACGTCTGATGGTCACCCTCTGGCGAAGTTTCCTCTGTTAACGCATCGTTAACATCAGCCTTGCTAACATGACTAACATCAGTTAGCACGGAGCGCTGATCGCGCTCCTTTAATAACTTGTTAAGTTGATCATCTAACGGTTTAGAGCGCTGTACGAGCCGTTCGGCGAGTTCAGCGCTAACCACTAAGGTGTTGTTAACACTTGGTCCATTAACAAGCCCTAACTGAGTCTCTGGTTTACTAAACTCGTGTGGATAACGGCGTTCAAGGAACCAGACGATACCCGGAGCTAGCTTCTTGCCGGTTAACACTTTTCTGATCAGGTAATGCTTGCGATTAATGACCTGGCGGCGCACATCTTTAAAAGCGGTTCCCAGCCTGATGGCCTGCACAAGTTCTGGGGGCAAACCGAAGTAGAAAGATACGTCATCATTATTGAAGCCTTCGAAAAGGAAGTCAGAGATATCCTTGATGAGTTTAGGGGATAAGGCTGGGGCATTAGCGGGCATTTAAGAGGGTAAAGGATAAGGGAAAGAGGAAAGATACAAGGGAAAAAAATAAACGGCTAAAGTATTTGTTAACTGCGCCGATAAATACAACTTGACAGGATGGGGTAAAGATGACAAGTTACAATTACCCAAAGAATCAAGGAAACCGAACATGAACAAAGCATATCCAAGAATTGAAGTAACGATCGATGCGGTCAACCGCTCGTTTTACCTGCTGGCCGACGGGGTGGCGATCTGCCGTTCCAGCCAGCTCGAAGTGATCAACGCGCATTTAGACGCGCTGATCGAAAAATACCTTTAAGAACTCTTCTGAACTCCAAAACCAAAAAGAAAATGATAAATCAAGACCCAATTGAATGGTTTGACGCTAACGGCGTCGGACACGTGACCGGCTGGAAGGATTGCCAAGACTGGGATCGGGACAGGATGCGTCCCTTTAGTAAGGCGATCGCCTTTGCCCGTAACGATGGGGTTTCTAAGACCAATTTACATAACGCTACAGCCAGCGCTCAGCGTGATTACATCTTCACAGGAGCTTTCTCCAATAACGGGTACACCTTTGGAAATCTGGCGACCTATCAGGAATCTCCCAGCTTGCCATCGGCTAAAAACGGCGAATCTGACGATGACCTGTTTGCTCTGATTGAGAATCGCCTCAATAAACGCAATAAGCTGGCTGCAGGCGTTAATGAGCAGATGCTCAATGAGCGCATTGGCAATCTCCAGACTGAGCTGAAAGCGTATCTGGATTCCTTACAGCAACCGACCCGCGTTGAAGTCTATAACCGTGACACTGAGGAGCGCAAAGACCTTGGCGTTCAGCATTTCCGCTTTCCATCGCTCTTAGCATGGTTGCGTATGCGCATGCATTGCGCTCTGGTCGGACCTGCCGGTACCGGCAAAACCGAAGGCGCTCGCCAAGCCGCTTTAGCCCTGGGGCTGGAGTTCCGCTCGATCTCGGTTGGAGCCCAGACGACCAAGTCCGATCTGGTCGGTTATATGGATGCTTCCGGGCGTTACGTCTCTACGGTGATCCGGGAATCATTCGAGTTTGGCGGTGTGGTATTACTAGACGAGTTTGATGCCGCTAACGCCAACGTAGCGACCGTGCTCAACGCGATTACCGCTAACAGCCACGCCGGGTTCCCGGACGGCAAGCTCGTCGGGCGTCATAAGGATTTCATCGTCATTGTGGCCATGAACACCTTCGGCCGTGGCGCTGACCGCGAGTATGTCGGCCGCAACCAGCTGGATGCTGCTACCATTACCCGATTCAAGTTTATCTCATGGGATCAAGACGATGCCCTGGAACTTGCCCTCTGCGTTAACACCGATTGGTGCAAGTACGTCCAGGCCGTTCGAAAATCGGCCGCTAAAGTCGGTATCCGGCACGTGATCAGCCCTCGGGCAAGTTATGACGGCGCTAAGGCGCTCGCCGACGGGGTTCTGTCCAGAGACGAAGTGGAATTCGCCTGCATCTGGCAGGGGCTGAAGGAAACCGAGAAAGCCAAGGTTATCGCCGGGTTGGAGGTTGTATGACCGTCTTTGAACGTTTCTCTTACGAAGAGTATCTCGCTCGCGCTCTGTCCGATAAACCGGCGCCTTACGAGGCTAAGCATCGCTCCAGCCGCGATTCTGATCCGTTCTACAACAGGTGGTGCGGCTCCGAGTCATTCGATGAAGCTAGAACCCTTGCGCTGGAAGGCTGGCCGGAGGGGAGAGAACTGGTCGGTCATATCCTGTCCGATGTCGAGACTCAGATGGATGTCGAGACTCAACAGATAGGGTGGGATGTCACCGGCGATTTTGTTGATGTCGGCGCTTACGTTACCGGTCAACCCGAAAACATGATGCGCTTTGAACCGGTTCCCGAACGCGCACGTGTTGCCCGCTTGCTTATGAACATGTCGGTCAGTTCCGGAGTTACTCCCGAAACTATCCGCTGGCGTGGCGCTACTCTCCTCGCCCTGATCGATAAACTGGAAGCTTCCGGAGTTCGCGTAGAACTGGACATGGCTTACTGCTGCACGCGCGGCTCCCAACATCAGGGAACCTGGCTCGTTAACCTTAAACGAGCCGAGGAACCCGTGCACCTTGACCTGATGGCGTTTCATCTGACCCATCCATCAAGTTTCCGCAGGATATTCTTTAGTTTCGTTGAGCAGTGTTCCAAGGAGGTTGTTAACACCTTCGGGTTTACTTCGAACGGATCTTACGGAACACCCGCCAGCATCAACGCGCTGGTTCCTTCCGATCAATATGATCTGATCGTTCCGCACATGCACCTGCACTCGGTCAAAGAAGCTATTGCCCAGATAGAGGCGATGTTCAGCACTCTTTGCAGCGTTAAGGAGGTGACTTATGCAGAGTAAGGAAGAGATTTTTGAAGATTGGTATTGCGAGAAAGGTTTCCCTGAACTGCCAAACGCCGATTTTGCCTCTATTAAAGCAGCCTTTATCCAAGGCTGGGCTTTTGGCAGAGCCGAAGCGTTGGCCGATCAGAAGCAAAAGCAAAAGGAACTTCCCTTACCGTTACCAGGGCCCTGGAAACCCCTTGTACCTCTTCCTGGCGATAAACCAAGGTACCGCGTAGGCAAAGTGAGCCCGGACGATCCTAGGCCGGTTACTGAGCCGCAACTGCGCTTCCTGCACAAGTTGATCAACAAACGCCTGTTCACAACCTGGCAAACCGAAACGGTGATGTCAGTCACTCCGATGCATATCCATAAACTGTTGTCGGTATTGCCGAACCTGACCGAAGGCTTGTTCGATCTAAAGACCCTCACCATGGGTCAGGCTTCAGCGCTGATTGACCTGCTCTCTAAGAAAAGCTGATTGCGCTCGCTTCCCCTTCGCTTTTGCCGAAGGGGAAGAAAGCAGTCAACCCTGCAACCAAAACACACAAATGAAAATATTAATTACTGCAGCAGCCAGCCTGCTTTTGCTGGCCTCCTCTTTAAGAGCTGATGACGATATCGATAGCCTTAACGATAAAATAGATGAACTCCAAGATCAGGTTCAAAACCTGCAAGACTCTATCGATAATCTGGAGCCTTCGGAGCCTGTCTACGTTAATCCCACACCCAGAAAACCGGCTTACAGATTTGTTCCAGTTGACCCGAAAACAGGCAAGGAAATTCCCGAACCGACGCCACCTCCCGGAGTTCCTTCTAAGCGTCAAATGGATCAATGGAGAGCTAATTTACACTCGCCTAATGCCATTGTCAGAAAACAGGCCAAAGATGCTTTGGCAATCTGGGACACAATGTAAAAACCAATGAAAACCAAAACACACACACCACACAGGATTCACGGTCTCCTGATCGATCCTTACCGTCAATCGATCGACATGATCGAGGTAAGCGATGAGCTAGAAGACTGGCATAAGATCCTCCGATGCTCCTGCATCGATATGAAAACCATTGTGCGAATGAAAAATTCTAACACCATCGATCTGGTCTATGACGATGAGTTTCTTTACAGAATCCCAGGCGATCCGCGTTTCAAGCTGAAAAGTAAAAATAACTCCGAAATGGAGATCTACGGTTACGGCTTGATCTTCGGCGGTAATGACCGGACGGGCGAGACCGGTTGTTTTCATATTCTTCCGGCGAAAATGGATGAGTTTACCGACTTTATCGGTTTGCAGTTTGAAATGCTTTGTAGTCCCAGGTTCCAAGGGAACGAATGGATCGAACAACGGATGCGCTCAATCGATAGCGAATTGCCCGGAAAATATGAAACCCTGCTTAAACTGGAAGGAGACATCCAATGAGTGATGAGCCAAACGATATTTCAATTCTCAAAGAGCTTAAGCCGAAATACTCCAAAAAAGGCAGGCCGACCCCTGCCGAACGCGAGGCTGCCGGGTTCCCGCTAAAGAAAAAAGAATGGCAAAACATCTGGAACGTTCGCCATGGGCGCAATTGGGGTGGCCGCAGGCGCAACGCGGGCTGGGGCAAACGTCCGCCAAAACCTAAAGCCAGAACCAAGATGAACTTCATGATTGACGTTGGGTACGCCCTGAAGCTCGATTCAATGCCGCGCGGTGAACGCAGCAATTACGTTAACAAAGCCTTAGCGCTCCTGCTGGATATCGTTGAACCTGAACACGTTCAGAAAAAACGCAGGGGTAAACAGGCCAATTGGGTGCAGCCACCAGGGTGGGAACAACGTCCTGCGCGCATGAGCCGCGCCCAGCAGCGCAAACTTGACCTGGAAAAAGCCGAACAGAAACTTAAAGCCTGGAAAGAGAAAAAAGCGCAAATGTTGTTGCAGCCTTCTCCGGAACCTGACAATATAAACGGAAGTTCATTATTGTAGTTTGGTTTAGCATATAGTTTGTTTGGTTTTGGTTTCTTGACCCCTTGCCGGTTTCTAGTTCTCTCCGGCAAGGGGGTTTTTCTTTTCCTTCTTTCGATCTATCGCGTTGAAAAGGTTTTGACTTGTTCCTCGGGCAGATTCGGCTTGATCGCTCCTTCTTTAACCGGCCTGCAGCTGAACGTCATTTCCAGTACCGTACCTTCCTGGCCGTCGGTTAACCCGCTCAAAGCCCAGTTCGCCTGTACTCGTTCGGCATACAGCCTGATCAATCGCGGCGGATTGGCCAGCAGCTCGTCGCTAAAGGTGTAAATATCTCTGAGGATATCGCCAACCGGCGTTTCAAAAGTCCATTCTTGCGGAGGATTCTTCTTGTCCATTCCCATGGTTTAATCCAGAATTAAGCACTGGACAAATCCTAGTAAGCACAAAGAAGCATCGGTCAATTCAACTGACCTGGGCCCCTCTGAGTGGAGGGGCCCGTTTTGTTAACATGACGCCCGAACAGATGATCTCGCAGCTCTGCGTCGCGCGCGATCTGGTTCGCGATTTGCGCGTTACCCTTGGCCATATGATTGTTGCGGGTAAAGATCTTGAACCCGAATTCCTGAAAGCCTGGAACCTTGCCGGAGACCTTATTCTTGCCCTGGAAACTCTAATCCGGAAAGCATCTCGGCCAGAAGGTCATCATCCGGACTGATCGGATTCAAAACAGTTCCAAGATCGATAGGCTTAAATTCGAGAATTCCGGGCTTAGCCGGTAGATTCCCTTCCTCGCTCATAAAACACGCCAGAATCGGCTTATAGCTCGTTTAAACGGCATATCCATTTACTTGGTGTTCCAGATCCAACATACGAAAATGGTTGCAAAGAACAACAGTGACGCGAATGGCCAGTCGAAACTATCACTGAAATTCATTTGATCATGTCTCCCAGGCTGGTTTTGCTCAACATCTCGCGTTCGCGCCGATACGCTTCCCCCCTCTTCTTGGCCAGGTAACCGCGATTAAAGATTGCCGGAGGAAATTTGCCTTTTTCAGTTTGTTTGATTTTTTCCTTATTTTTCATTTTAAATGCCGTATTATTTAATTCCTGGTACGGTTTTGCACAGACTGGGGCGTTCGGTTATCCCCTTAGAGAAATTTCCTGAGGGGATAACATCTCAATGTCAATCCTCAAATACTCAGCAGAAACGCTATGAGTGCTGCTTGATCGGCTAAAGGCAGTGCCGCGAATTTTGCCCGGACAATTGCTCCTTCGCCGTCATGGGCCATGATCGCTGCCGTGGGCGTTGCCGCACGCCCGTCATGGAGTAAGGCGTTCTGCGCTCGGAACCGCAAACCCCATAAGGGACTTGTTCTCATAAATGTCGGCCCAGCTGCAGCCTGCACGATACCGTCACCCAGAGATGTGCCCATATCATGCAAAAGCAGATCCGAATAGAGCGGAACATTTTTAAAAGAGAGCGCTTGAATATTGCTGGCCGTAGTTGTCATTGAAGGTCGATGGCAAACTACGCAGTCGGTGCTCGTAAAAAGTTTCTGGCCAAGCTGAGCCTGCGCGGTCAACGGCAACGGCGGCGGCGGTGCTAACATCCGCATGAAATCGGCGAACTCATCGATATTCGCCGTATGGCCGTCGGTTTGCGGTGGACCGCCGTTTTCGATATCCTGCAATTGATCAAAGGCGAACCCTGTTAACGCAGGCTCAATCGCCAGTAACGCCGATTGGTTCCTTTGGCCGGTAACACCCCCGCTGGGCGCAATATCCTTATCAAATCCTGCAATGCGCGATGTTACGCCAAGCTCGTTCAGGTACGCGTCTGCCGCAAACTCTAACAGACTGGCATCCTGAGCTTTCCAGCCGAACCGGCCAACGGTATTAATATTCGGCGTTCCGTTCTGACCGGCAGCAGGATCGTTAACGATCGAAGGGGTCCCGCTAACGCCGTCCGCAGTTTTGGGAACGTGCACGTTAGCCTTGATGTCTTGGTCGGCAATCGCTTCAATCAAACCCATCCCGAATAACGCCGTCGCTTTGCGATGCGCTACCACCGTGGCGTCTGGCGGAACCTGATCTTGAATCTGGAACCCGTTAAAAGACGGTACAATGCTCGACTGATGCAACAGGTCGGAAGCTTGGAAAGCGTTCATGTAGCGGGTCTCGGTCACCGTGCTAGCACCGCCAATCGCTGCATTATTATGACATGCAACGCATGACTGGTTGTTGAACAGGGGGCCGATACCCTCATCGATACTTTCTACCTGCTGGAATTCCGCTAACCCGACAGCAAACTGAGCTGCTTCAGTTGCGTTAAGCCCGGCTAATGGCGCGCCGATCTGGCCGTAAGCATTCCCCGCGATCAGTAAGATAAAAACGCTGAACAGCCTCATTATTGTGATGATTCACTTAGTCTTCGGGGGATACGGCCATACGTTTAATAATCTCCTTCCGGAGTCCACTCAATTAGAAGCCATGCCAAACGAGCTTCAAGAAAATCATCGTCTCCGGCTTTTTCTAGACTATCTAGATCATCCATCTTAGACATTTAAGCCACCTTGCCTCATTATTGTGATGATTCACTTAGAGACTGTTCTGCGGTTCGGAACCGTTTTTGATCTTCGGGCGACGTCAGATTTCCCATGAGAGTAGCGCGCGATTGCTGCAATATCGCCAGGCGCCGGTTGATCTCCTCTATGTGCGCGGCAATCGCGCTCGGCTCACTCAAGTCCGGAGGCGCCGGTACTGATCGGACCGATTCAAACGAATCTACGTACTGGTTCCAGGCTGTGTTAGCAGCTGGATTTGAAAAAGAAATCTCCTGGCTGGCCGGAGGCGTTAACGCCGGAGGGGAAGGTGATGGTAATGGTAAAGGTGAGGAAGATGATTCCGGATTCGCCGGACTCTCCAGCCAACCTGGATTAGGTGATTGCGCTTCTACAGGCTGATGAACGGCACTTACGCTTGCCGGAGGTTTGCTGCATCCGGCAATAATCAAGAGAAAAGCCGGGAGCAGGAATCGAACCTGCGCTTGGAAGCGGTTGCGCGCGCTAACGCCTTTCCACTTGGCTATCCCAGCGTGGATCGAAACCAAAATTCTAAAATCCAAGCAGAACCCCTCCGATGTGCAGGGTTCCGTTAACTGTGCTGTTAAAGCGGAATCTGTCGCCGCCGTTACCCGCTAAAAATCCTGCTGCCGATTCGTTAGCAAACAGACAATCTTCGATCAGATTACCTGCCGTAGGCGAACTCACCGAGACAATGCCGAAGGTCTGGTTTTGGCTGTTATCGGCCTGGAACCGGTCGCCGCCATCAGAGAGAATATCGTAAATTCCGTAGGTGCCCCCATCGAAATTGCAGTGTTCAACCTCGTCGATAGAGCCTCGAATAATCAGCACCCCGATCCAGTCATTGTCGAAATTGACGTTTTTGACCAAGTTCTTCTGGTTCTGGCCAACGGTCGCCGCGTTAAACAAAATCCCGTACTTATTCGCGGCAGTAAAGTTGTCAATGCTGCCATTCTGGATAACGACCTCCTCATGATTGGTCACGTTGATCCCGATTGAACCGCCAGTCGAGGTGAGCGCACGTCCGTTCAAATCGATAGTTACCGCACTGGCGTTAACCGTAATGCCCGTTCCTGAAGAAACGCTCAGGTTGGCTGGCAAATAGTAGTTGCCCGGCGCGGTGATCGTGAACGGGACGGC